TGCCCTGTTCTCTGGAGTATCACCACCGGGAGCACCTACCCAGATAGTGCCGCCACCTTCATACTTGCCAGTCTGTTCGTTATATACGGGCGCCGCTTCACTGTAACCAGGATTACCCGCTGGGCCGCCCAGACTCAGTGAGCTACCAACTCCGTATGCCGCTTGAGCAGCATCCATTTCTTCCTTTGTCCATGCCATTATGCTGCCTTCCTTAATTCTTGTGGTAGCCACTTACAATCTTCACGTTTCATGCATAGGACCACATAATCAATGCCTTCCGCGAGGGCATCAGGAATTCTGGCGACCTCCACCATTCCAATATGCTTGTCCAGCCTAAGAGCCCTTTTGTTATTAGAAGGCACGAGGCCGAAAATGCGCTTACGACCGCACTGGATAAAGAGGTGGCGAGCAATTTCATGAAGAAAACCGTGCTTAATAACGAGAGGACTGTCGATAGCGAAATGAACAGAACAAGCATCCACAGTGAAACTATCAAAGGCTGCCATAGCTCGGATGCCGGTATCGTCGTAGCAGATAAGCCCCTGTGAATCTTCACAGAAGATGACCTTCGCTCTGTCTCGTATCCAGTTCCATTCATCCTGTGTCTCCAGAGGCTTAAACTTCACAGCAATCCGCCAACATCAAACAGCATATCCCATCCAACCAGTGTCAAACGGTTGGTGGAGTTACCCTTCATCGCTATAGCTACAGACCTACCAAGGCCCATAGCCCCAATGGGGATGCTGCCACTACTGAGTCCGTAGTCCCACAAAGAGTCATCCCAGTTCGATGTGTCCCAGGCAGTACCATCTCCCGCAGTCTGTGCAACAGGAGCTGCGAGATTAGGTGATACGTTGTAGTCGAACACTGCCTTCACATTGACTGCCGCAGTGCCGTTAAGGATGCCTATCGGGCGGATAAAGGACACTCGCTTGTAGGCTGCATGGTTGCCCAATCCCTGAAAGCTGGTGAGCTGACTCCACGGGATGCTTTCTCCAAGCGTTCCATCCAGCTTGGTGCCATCCAGTGTCGCGTCATAGATGTAGACAATACCGTCTGTGCCACCTAAGTAATATTCGCCATTCCACACTCCACCGCACAACATAGGTACGCCGCGCCAGAAACCCCATGCCTTGGTAGATATGTTCTGGTTGTATTGGAGGTACTCACCACTGCTGGGTTCTGGCGTGACAACCTGCAGGAAACCATCTGATGGGTTGGCGTTAAGTGCCCAGCCTGGACGGTCAATGCCCTCTTGGACATCAGTTCGCAGGAAGCGGTTTACCTTTGCGCTGGGTGATTTCAGCAGCTCATCAGCACTGGTGCCTTCCAGCAAATCTCGTATGCTCGTAATGCCGTAGACCGACAGGACGTACAGCTCACTACCTTGTGATATGGCCATGCGGCGGCTATCAGGCAGCTCACCGATAAACCATGCACCTACGTTTGTCCACGGGCCGCCCAACAGAGGCTCGCTGCCTGCTATCGACTCAGGGTCATCACCCTTATAGACTAATACGTCACCGGCACGAGACAAGGCAATCAGGTAGTCATCAATGCCTTCACCACCATCCATAGTCCAGTTGTACAGCGCAGATAGTCTGCCACCATGCGGCATCTTGGAACCAAAGGTAAACTTCTTCAGCTCGCCAGCAATGGAGTGGATAGGTAAGTACCAAGCATCTGAAGACCCTTCCAATATCACCCATATACGCTGCTTATGGACCGTGACAAAGGCAACGTCAGCAACAGGGAACGGCACTTGTACAGGAGGTTCGGCATTATCACTTCTGGTCCAGTTGGCAGGAGCTGCCCAACCGGCGCCTGTCTGATAGGCAAAGATGCCATTCAGGGGATCGGCGTAGTACAGATATTTGTCTTCATTGTCGGCAACGAATTCACAGTGAACACCCCAGCCTGCAGCCTCACCCTGAGTGGTGAATGCCTGATCTTCGACAGGTGCCGTAGTGTTGAATAGGGAGACATTATAGATGCCATTTTCTGTGACAGCCCACATCTCATCATCGCCGGGATTACGTCCCTCATAACCGATAATGGTTCTCACATCACCATCCGCACCAGTGGCCCACTCGCGCCAACCTTTTCTCAGGCGCATGCCGTATTCGACAGGCATCATATTGTAGGTGTAGATACAGTCAGTACCGGGCATCTCCATCAGGCTATTGAGTGCGTTCACACCACCCACACTGGCAGGCACAGACGTCGAGGTGATACTCGGCTGGTTTCCCCTGCTTCGGCCTAGCTTTGGAGAACTAATACCCATTAGCTACCGTATCCTGTCCAAGGCACATTCCACTGGTTGAGTAGCGGAATACCCGTACCCGCACCAGCTGCGTTGATTACCTGAGCACCCGTGTCCTTACCTGTGCGTCCAAGGAATAGGCTCTCAAACTCTGCTTTTGCATCCTGTGCAGGCAGGCCCTTGGCAGATAGGAACATCGCCTTGAGCATCTTGATAGCCATAATTGGCTCAAACATCACCAGATCAGCACCATCACCGATAGTGTCGCTGGCTATCTTGGTTGTCGGGTCCGTCACCCAGTTACGTGACTGGTACTGAAAGACGACCTCAATCCCAGGCGCAGGTGGCTGGGGGTAAAGCTCAAACTTGTTCCCGACTATCTCAAATATGGCGTATATCGGAGATTCAAGAAATCCTGAACCGTCCAGATACGACCATGACTGGGCAGACATGGGTCCACCTACGGGCAGCCTTGATGTCTTGTTCCAGCCTGTCTGGTCGATCATATAACTGAAGTCATCAGGCAGGTCATAGGTACCAGTATCGCCACCTTGAGTCGTAATCTCATACTTCTTACGCAAGCCCTGCCACTCGAACATCTCTACCAACTCCTCACCAGAAGAGTTGAGCAGACCAGTGAGCTGGATGAACGACTCGTCATCAGAGCTAACAGGGTCAGATACAGGCAAAAGGCCACACTCCAGTGCAGCCCTGTTGATTATCTGATTCGCGCTATAGAAACGTGCCATTAATACTCCTAGTCAACATCGACGGTTTGATATCCATCAAGGTCTTCTGCCTTTTCGGCATCCATTTCAGCCTTGGTTCGGCGCTTGCGCTTTGGCTTTGGAGCAGCAGCCAGCAGTGCAGATAACTTCTCTTCCATCGCCTCCAGCTTTGCCTCCATTTCCTTGTTGCGCTCTTCAGCCAAAACCAGTGCCTGTGCCGCAGCATTGTCCTTGGCATGCTCCAAGTAGGCTTTCGCCTTACTCTTGAGCACCTGAACACCCATGAGTCCAGCAGCAGAACTGCCGTCATTCATACCAGCCAGCTGCTCGACTGTGTGGATTCGCATGAACTTCAGCTCCTCCACCTGTGACCGCTTGATTCCAGGCCACTCCTCAAGCAACGTACCCTCAAGGGTAGGCTGGTCCTGACGAGCCATGAAAGCCGCATAATGTGCCGGGAATCGCTCTTTATCCCCCGCACGGATTGGGCGAACTACTCCGCCTCGGCTCCCTGGTACTCGTATGTCGATATAGACCACCTCCTTAAAGATTGGGCGTCCTGCCTCTAGTGTTTTTGCCTTATCTTCCTTTGCCTTGTACTCGAACTTTACCGCGAGCTGGTCATCACCTACGTTCGGAGTGCCTTGTGCCGCACCAAATGCAGCCTCTGTTGCGCCATAATCTAAATCACTCATATCTATTCGCCCTTCTTAGTTATGCGCTCTTTGGCGCGTATTATTGGCTTACCTGCTTCACGGTGGCTGTAAATACCACACTTGTCATAGAGGGTGAGCCTGCCTTCTTGCGTACTGCTATTGTATCGAGATCGTTCAACTGGATGAACAGCGGACCAAAGGATGATGCCGCTGAATTGGTGACGAACTCTTCTTCGACCACTCCATTGATCAGCAGCTCCAGTGTAGCGCCATCCACATCTACCCGGCCTATAGTCACGTTTGAGATGAATCCAGTACCTGTATTGATCCAACCAGTATCTTCGCTGGAGACATTGCCGATATTCAGATAGGGCATGCCCAGTGTGACGTTCTGGCTTGTGAAGGTAGCTGCCGTTTCCCGTGTGGCCGCCAACAGGAACAGCAGTGCCTGAGCCACATTGGTTAAGTTCGGGTACACCGGATCACTGAAGGTAACGTCCTGCGCGGATACCAGGCCAACAGGGGCTGAGGGGTCAACATCCCGTAATGGGAAGCCAATACCCTGCGTCATCACACCCTGTGAGTCAGTGGATGGGAGGGCTTTGCTTAGGAGTACGAAATCAGCCATGTCTTATCCGGAATTGTTTAACCACAAGTCCACGATGCTAACCACCGCAGGGCCATCATTGGGGGTCACAACCAAGGCAAGCTGAAACAATACTCCAGGTGGGCCAACAAGCGTGACAGAATAACCGGCGAACTTCACCGTAGTGGTGGGTGATGATCTATCACTCCATGTATTCAAAGCGGTATCAGGTATTGGGCCAAGGATAACCCAGTTAATCGTGGGATTTGGGTCAGTTCCAGGCGTGACAGTTCCTGCCAACTGTATTGGCGCATAGTTATACGGCTCATCTATAAACCAGAAGTCTTGGTCAGGCCCAGCATCAACAACAGGGGCTACAGGATCACCACCCGCAGCCTCAAAGCCCCATGCCCATCCACCAGCAGGAATAGTCTTTCCCGTGTAGTTGGTGACAGGCAGGGTGCCGTAATCCGCAAGAGCAGCAGTATCGGCTGCAGCAGTATCAAACCCAACACCCAGAGCCACTTCAGCAGATTGATCATCGGTGCTGGTCAATCCCACCATCCGATCTTCCATGTCCGCGACAGCTTGATCATAGTGACCAATATAGGAGGCAGGCGTTGCCCACCGCGCAACATCGCGGGAGAAGTCGGTTTCCTTGGGGTCGTAGTCGCCCGTGTTGATACCGATAGCACCATTCGCAACACCGCGATTACAGCCGGTGACAAAGCTGTCGCCATTCCATTGCGGGGCATCAGGAATCCTGCGCCCGATCTCAGCGAGCGAGCGGTAGAAGACAGGTTTATTAGTCGCCATCAGCCGATCCTCGATACACTTACTGACGCTGAAATGACATCAAATCCACTGCCTCCAGACACATATATCGCTAGAGCAGACCCTGCCTCTACCGTAGCCTGAATGGAAAAACTTGTTGATTGGGTATCCACCTGATTTGAACCAATGACTAAAGCACCAAATCCACTTGCACCTGCGTCTGAGTAAAGCTCAAAAAAGTAGGTGGCGGCATTAGTCAGCCCACCGAGATTGGCGGAAAAGGTGACATCGTAAGTCCCAGCTTGACCAATATCGACAATGCCTGTGCTCGCATTTGGCGTGACATTCACTGCTGTACCGTTGAGAGGCGCTACATTAGTCCACCTATCCAGTGGAGTGCCGTCTGCGGTAAATCCACTAACCTGATTCATCACCAGACCACCAAAGGCATTGGCAAGTCCTGTCTGACTACCGGCGACAAACTTCTCACCGTCATAGACAGGTACAGTGTCCACAACAAAGGAGGAGGTGAGCATGTTCGCTCGGAACTCATCAAGGCCCCCAATGGGGGTGTCATTGTGCCTGTTCAGCCCATTGCTCATATCAGTTAGGCGCCTGCTACCCAACCAGCTGCAAGGGTCGTCAGTGTTGCAGCAGTACCAAGGGTGACCGTGCCATCGCCATCTGCAGACTGTGCAGAGATAGTGAGGATCGGTTGATTGGTTTCTGCACCAGCGTTCAAGCCAATACCACCGATAGACTGGCTATCCTGTGGAGTGCGAGCTGCTTCATCCTGATCGAGCAGGGTCCAGCCATTAGGCTCACCTGTCAGGTTTGCTTGTCCGCCGACATTGATACCAACACCGGGAAGACAGCTGCCCATATTCATTCCACCATCCCAGTCAGCAATAGTCTGCTCTGCCTCTCGGGTGGTTCGTGCGGTTGCGTCTACAAAAGTTGCGGGAGTTGCCATGTTGTTTCTCCAAAAAGAGGCCGCAAGCGACCTAAAAGGGCGTTCTACAAAAAAGGCACCAGCACATTTCTGTACCAGTGCCTTCTCATCACTCAGCTACCGGTCTAGCCTGTAGCGTCATATCGGCCTTGGAACCTGCGTCCAGAAGTCGTCAGGTTACCGGCCCATGCCAAGATTTGAACTTCAGCATCCTGGTTGGTAGCGTAACGACGATTTGGCGACAAAGGCACCATGTTGCGATTGCTATGCGGACGATAGTGAATGTAGTCGCAGTTCAGGAAGAATCCTGTGCCTGCAGGACATGCTCCACCGATACCGCCATCCAGTACCACATCAGCATCCATGTACTTGATAGTCGGGAAGCCCAACTTACCAGTCTCGGTGCCAGTGAAACGCTGTTGCGCCTGCAAAGATGCCATATAGGCGCCCCAAACAGTTGCGTCAACGGGGATCAGATCCGGGCGGTCATTGCCGCGTACCAGCTCGGCCCAAAGGCCATTCCAGTAACCCTGAATCTTGGCAGCATCAAGGCCATCAGTCGCAGTCTGGTTAGAAACACCATTCTGCCAGAAGTCATAAACACTTCCATCAATGCCGCCATATTCAACAGCAGCAGTGGGGTCCAGAGGGACAGCAGCGTCGAGTCCGTCGATCTGCTTACCACCGGCTGCCGTACCATCAGAGTACAGACCAGTAGCAATCAGGTTGGACAGGGTTGACTCGGCAACACTCAAACGAGCATCCATCAGGTCAATCATCCGCTCACGACCACTGTTCTGGAGTTGTTCCAGGCCAGAGATGATGACGGGGACAGCCGCCTGCTTGATGTCGTACTCTGCAGCGGTCAGCGTGTCAGACACACCTACGGGCAGAATGTCGTAACCTGAATACCAGCCAGCATTGGTGTTTTCCGCGAAGGAAAGCTCCTGCAGGATCTTGGTTCCGCCAGAGAAGGTCTTGATCTTGCCCTTCATTTCCAGCTTCTTCAGGATTGCGTTGTTGTTGGTTACGTTGTCAGCGATTTTGCGCGATCGAGACTCAATAGTCGTCGCGAGGATATCAGTATAGTTCGGGTTGGCTGAGGCCATGATAAATCTCCAAGTTAAAAGAATACGTCTACTATTCGCTGGGATGGGGCCAATAGCCTTCCCTTAACCTAGAGATTACCTGTCTTCGACTGGGGGAATCCTAGTATTGCTATGCCGAATATACCATATCAGCTATATCTGTCCAGCAGAATCCCAGGCCCGCTCTATAGCCTCTCTCATGCTGTCTGGCTCGTTTGAGGCGCCATTACCACCGGGTGTGCCCCGAATACTGGAGGCTGCTCGACGCTTACCGCTCGTCGGAACATTCGACCGCTGGGTCATTATCTTGGAAACTTCAGGGTGTAGCTGGCAGGCTTTGTTATACGCCTCATCCAGTGTCATCTGCCGACCGCGATTAGAGGCCATCTCCAAAATGTCAGCCATATCGCCCCTGACATCCATATAGAACTCATTGGAAGCACCGAATTGCTGAAGCTCACTGCCAATAGCCTGTTGTGACTGCTGCTGCCGGTGCAGCTGCATCTGCTGCATCTGTTGCTCACGTTGCTGGAAGGGAGCAATAGCCTGCTGTATCTGCTGCTGAACAGCATCAACCTGCTGCTTTTCCTGTGGAACACCATTTCCCGACAGCAATCCGTCCAGAGTATGGATATCCACCCCAAACTGACTGATGAGGTTGGCAACCGTCTGGGCACGTTGCACAGGCGATCCCATCTGCAGGGCAGAAGCTGTCTGTAGCAATCCAGGCAGTGTCTTGTGAGCACCACCGTTCATAGCAAACAACTGCTTGTACGGGTCCAGCGCCCTATCCATTGCCTGCGCCTTATTGGCACCTTCTGCATACTTCTGTATGCCCGTGGCAAAGTCCTTTTCGCGCTTGGCTAACTCAGCCTTGATGGCTGCAGGTGTTTCCTTCCACGCCTCGCGGGCCGTAGCAGAGAGTCCTACGGGAGGTTTATCGTCCGCTTCACCATCACCTTCCTTCTCATCGCCTTGTACTCCTTCAGCGAGTACGTCATCCCCGGTTTCCTCAACTGGCTCGGGGGATTCATTGGCGGCGCCCTGGATGGGTTCCTCTGATTGAACTTCGACATCTTCGCTCTCCTCTGCGCCTTCAAACTCATCCCATGCTGCGGCGAGGTCATCAGACAATGATGTTTCTTCGACTTCCTGCTGTTCTTCCTGTTCCATAATGATGCCCTTTAGTACGGTAGACCTCGTTCAGCACGGACTATTTTTTCGTGTAATTCCTGTTTCCGTGCCAGTGTTTCCTCTTTGGAGTGCTTCCCTTCAAAGAAGTCCTGTCTCTCCTTGGCTTTTTTGGTCAACCATTCAGGAGAGAATTCTGCTGAGTTTACGACTTTGTGTCGTGCGTTGTGTGCTCTGAGCTGGGCGCGATCGGATATGACTGAACCATCAATGGGTGATACAAAGCTCTCAATATCACCTTGGACAAAGTGACCGCTACTCGCTCGTGCAGCTTCATCAACAGGCACGAACGAGGAAGTATCGGTAACCGGGTCATACTTTTGACGCCATCTCATTTCGCCCGTTCCATAACATTGCTAACTTCATGGGGTGGATTAGCTGCCTGTTCTGCATTCCACTGTGCCTGACTTTCAGCCCGGTCAGCACGTTGCTGTGCCGTTCTAGCCAGCTTTGCCGCGATTACTGGGTCAGCTCTACGGTCAGCCGCGTTTTGCTTATTCATTTCATCCATTCGCGTTGCGAATGCCTCCATCTTCTGCAGCCATTCAGGTGGCTTATCATCCTGTCGCATTGCGGATGCCTGCATATTCTGCAGCCATGCAGACATCGGATGAGGTGCCTCCATATTCTCCTGCGGAGGGGCTTCCATATTCATTTCAGGCTGTCCTGCATGCATGCCATCAGGTGCGCTGGGGTTGAGTCCAGCCTGTACATCTGCACTTTGCTTCGCGGCTAGTTCTTTCTGCTTGGCGACTGCGCGTTCCATGTTGATCTGGTCAGAAGTCACTTGCTCCATACCGTTGTCAGTCATGCGGTTAACCATCGTGTCGCCACTGCCGACCGCACGGGTATCCCAGTAAGTGCCATCGCGCCACTGCTGCGCCGCTTCATAAGCCTTGCTGGGTTCACGCTCAGGTGCCGGGGGCCGGGCTGCTGATAGAGCTGCCCTTCTATCACGGTCTTCCTGAAAACCAGCTATGAGTTGCTGTACGCCTGGATCGGCCATCTGCTTCGCCATAAACTCCATGTTTCCAAGCTCCCCTCTCATCTTGCCAATATCCGCACGGTTTTCGGTTATCGGTGATGGAGCACTGCCCATCGCTGCTTGCTGAGGAGGTGCTTCCATATTCTCTGCATAGGGCATTTGCTGCATGGGAGGTGGAGCTGCCTGTGGAGCTGCCTGCGGTGGCAACTGCTGCTGCGGAGCCTGTGGTGGTCTTTGGCGTTGCTGGCGCATTCCACCGACACCCTGAACGGGTCCGGTCTGTCCATAACGCATCATTTGTGCATATTCTTCAGGTCTAGGCATTAGTCTTCTCCGTCCGTATCTCTGGATTTTCCTTGGGCGCGAATCTGGTCCATCTGGTTGATGTGATCCTGATCCTCTTCAATGAGTGCGTTAGCATGGTCTACTTCAGCCTCAGCTATCGCCATTGTGCTCTGTGCTTCTTCACGCTGCAGATCAGCATCCAGCTTGGAAGCAATGATCCGCATATCAGCCTGTAAGTCCGCAGTAATCTTCTGCAGATCAGCCTGACCCTTCGCCTGGAACTCAGACATATTGGCCTGATTATCCATCTGGATCTTCTGCAGCTCGGCTTGAGACTTGGCCTGTATCGCCTGCATGTCAGCCTGAGACTTGGCCTGTATCTTCTGCATCTCCATCTGCATTTGCATCTGCATAGCCTCCTTCTGACCCTTATCCTGGTCTTCTGGGGGTGCTTTCTTCGCCATATCAATGGCTTGATCCATCGTACCCTCAAGGTAGTCAGAACCCTTGAATCCTGCCATACCCCACTTCATCAGCTCCAGCAGTATTGGAAGCGAACCGGGAACGGCTTTGACCGCTGCCTGAGCAGACTGGACATAAGTAGCCATTGAGGTGAGGAATTCAGTCCTTTCCTGCTTCAACTGCGCGTAATCAATCATCGCAATGGATTCAGGACGGATATCAATCCGCCACTTAACATCTGGCGACTGCATCAACTCTACCGCAGGCGTTACCTTGTCTTTATCAGCTTCAGGCATGAATTGAGCATTGGATTGCATGAGTATCGACTGAGGCGCGAAATGCTTGGAGATGATCTCAGCCTTGAGAGCCTCCAGATCACTGGCAAATCGGGCAAACTCATCCTGTACGGCCTGGATGTAGATAGAACCCATCTTGGCAGCTAATTGGTTGCTTGAAGCAGCCGTATATTGCCCGCCAGCGGCACCGCGCATGATTTCGGACATGCCCGTGATTTCGTTGAGCTGTGCAATCTTGTTACTTTGGATTTCCTGCAGTATCTGTAGCGTTTGAGCCACTTCCTGCACAGGGAACCACTGCATGGAACCCTGTAATCCGCCCTTTTCACTGAACATAGCCCAGTTATCGACAGGTATGAGCTGGTTTTCAGTGCCTTCTTGAAGCATACGACCGACCGACTCACCTGCACCCTTGTCATACACACCAACCACCTTGATGGCGCGGGTAATAGCGGCAATACGGGACTGCAATACGTCGATTTCGTTGTACAAATCTTGAGCAAACAGGTAATCAGCGCGGGGCGTGAAGATAGTGGTGGTGAGGTTCGCTGCCATCGGGCGCGGTACGGGCCAGAAGCCCATCAGGTCAAGGGGGTCATCCTGCACATCAAGGATGATGTCAGCACCAGCGGAGAACCAGAACACCCGTTTCTCGCCTTTATCCCAGAACTCCCAGATTTCAGCCTTCTGGACGTTGTTTTTCTCCTCAGAGTTGATGTTTTCCTCATCATCACCGCTGGGGAGCTGGTTTTTGTACTCCAGATTGTTGGCAGCCTTTGCACCGAAGCGGTCAGCAGCCTCCTGCTTGGTTAACCAACTGCGAAAGCCCATCCACGGGATTTCAGACCATGTTCGGCCCCAGCCCCACAGGAAATCCTGCCAATGCACATAATCAACAGGCGCATTCTCGAAATCCAGCTGCTCAACCTCTTCCATCTCCATAGTTTCAGGATTGAGTGAAGAGGCCGTTGTCGTACCCATGTCATAGCGGACACGGCAAACACCAAGGCCAGGAAGCAGACGATCCTGTAAGGCAGCCTTCAGGGCGGTTGGCAGATCCTCACCAGAGGCTTCCATGTCGGATTGAAGGAGTCTTTGGAATAAAGTGGCGGCTACACGGGCAATATCATCATCCGGGTCATGAAACTCCCGCGATACGTCGATTCTGGGGGTACTTCCGTACAACATGGCCTGCTGAGTGGTGATATTCTTCCAAAACAGGTTCAATCTGGAGCGAACACCCCCTTCAGAGCGTCCGATATCATTGGCATCCTCTCTTTCGTCCAGAAACCGCTTTGTAACCTGATTTCCCTGTCTGGCGAAGTGTCGTAGCCGTTTATCCGCTGCTGTTTTCTGAGATTGCCAGAATTGGTGCCAACCAGTCGGTGTTTTGTCTTTCGGGGTCGATTGGTCATCAATTTGCGCTACGTTTGCCATTTTAGAGCCTCAATATTCCGTAATCGCGCTTTTCATTCTCTTTGAAGAGGTCATGAAGCGTGTATTCAGAAGGTTTAATCAGTGGTTGCCGCTCTTGCTCCATCACAACGCCCTCTGCCTCTGTTTTTGTGACCAAAGAGAAGTATCTGAAGGCATCTGAGCCATTGGAAGCCCAATCATGGAGCGGTGTATTGGCATACTGTTGTGTCTTCTCATTGAACTGCCGTCGATAGGCGCGTAGAGCTTCGATGCCAACATAACAGTTTTCTTTATCGATGCGAACCTTCGGCAGAATCATCCTTGCGGCATCAATACCGTGCTGGACAGCGAGTCTCGGGACTTTCTTGACCGGATACTTGGCGTCGATGAACTGCTCAATCGTACTTCTACCTGTCTGGAAGGTCTTTGCCCCGGCATCATGGGGTAGCCAGATATCAGCGTACTCATACCCTTTGTCGTCCAGCATCTTGAAGTAGTATTCAATATCCTTGCCATCAGCCTCATGGTAATCAATGAGTACCGGGCCTTCACTGGTGATCTGCCAGAACCAGAACGCAGTGGAGTCAGTGAAACCAAGGTCGGCAGCACAATGCACCATCTCATTGGGATCGTAGGGGAACTCACCAATATTACCTTCACGCTCCATCGCAGCAATTAGGGAGGCGTAGTAAGTACCTTGAACAGCCGCATCAGGATTACATTCCATCTCCTGCTGGTACTGTTCGGGCGACATCTCATCCTGCATCAGCTTGAGGTCATCTTCACTGAGAATCCCGGACTCAGAAGCCTTCAGCTCCATGTAATGCCAGTCGGGTTCGTTCTTTGCTCGCTGCAGGACGTGATAGAAGTGGTTCTTACCCTTCATCGTACCAATGAAGACCGCCCAGCCTTTACGGTCCATCAGGGTAGGAAGAAGGATCTCTCCCCATACAGAAGGTCGCCAATCCCCATACTCGTCACACACCACACCATCGAAGTACAGACCCCGCATAGCATCGGCGTTATCGGCACCATAGAGTTGGATAGTAGAACCGTTGGGTAACGTAATCTTGAGGTCAGACT